AACTAGAACTGGATATTTTGCAGGCTCTTATGCCGCTTACGGAAGAGACGGTGGAACAGCAACTTATATCGGTATTTCAACTTTAGGCAATGGTGATACAACAATCGGAAGTATAGGAGTTCCATCATCAAATAATGTATGGGATGCAACACATCCATTCACTTGGGGAAATGGTGATAGCGTGGCTATTTCAGGAACTTACGAAATATAACTAACCTAACAACTCTCTAAAATATATGGTAGTATAAAAATATGGATAATTATTTATTGCAAGAAAACGATTTTGAAATTCTGCTGGAAAATGGAAGCGGGAGTTTCTTGTTAGAATGGAGTAGTGCTGAAAAAAGTTATCTTTATAAAATTTATACTTCGGCAGGAGTTTTCATCACAACGTGGACTGATGTGGTTACTCCTTTGAATATCAAATACGATATAAATGGAGCATTAAGCCCTTTGACAATTAGACTGGCTAGACCTGAAACAGGCTATGGAGAAAATGATGATGTCAAACAAGGCAATAGGATTAAGATTTATGTTTTTGATAAAGAGAGTGGTACAAGCGGAGTATGCGTCTATTCAGGATTATTAGTCAGTTACGTTCCGACTGTTGAAGGAAGTGAAGAATATGTAGATGTGGTTTTTTATTCTCACTACTGGGATTTAAATAATAAGATATTACTTAGTGGAAATGATACTGAAGTGACTTATAATTCTTACGACCCTAGCGATATAATGAAAGATTTATTGGATAGGTATTCTTCTTTAACTGGGAGCATTTTAGATTATTCTACTTCAACTATTGAAACTACTGGAACAAGTGTTTCTTATACATTCAATACAGACACATACCAAAGTGCAGTTAAAAAGGTAATAGAATTGTGCCCTGATGGTTGGTATTACAGGGTTGAGCCTGACGACCTTTTATATTTAAAAGCCGAAGAAGTTACGCCAAGCCATAAATTTACAATAGGTAAAGACATAATGAGTTATACACCTGAAAAGAAATTTGACGGAATTATAAATACAGTTTACTTTCGGGGTGGAGATACTGGTGGTGGAGTTTATTTATATAAAAAGTATACCAATTCAAGTTCTGTAACAGCGTATGGCACAAGAGCTACAGTCCTTGTTGACCAGAGAGTTACAACTACGGCTACGGCTCAAATAATGGCAGACAGAGTTTTAAATGAAAAATCCAGCCCTGAAATAAGAGTAGTAATTAAAATACTGGACAGCAACAATGAAAACAGTTTAGGTTATGATATTGAAAGTATAAAAGTAGGACAGACTTGTAATATTTTAAATGCTACCTCAAAAGGTTATAACTTGTGGGATGAAGTTTTTTGGGATATTGACGCTTGGGATTTCAACATAACAAATGCTGCTGGTCAAAGTTTACAAATAATGAGTATTGATTATTACCCTAATTATGCAGTTTTGGAATTATCAAACAAACAGCCTGATATTGCTAAGAGGATAGAAGATATTGACAAGAATTGGAAAGACAATATCACAGTTGATAATCCAGCAACTCCAACCTAAAAATATGCCTAAAGAAGATATAACCGAAGAACCGATAATAGAAGAAGTAGAACTTCCAGCGTCTAATATGCTTGGGTATTGTTCAGCGTGCGGAAAGAAAATTATAAATATGGAGATTAAGGGTGGAAAAGCTAGCCTAAGAAAACTGGATAATTTCAGAGAAAATATGATAGAACTTTCCAATGGAACTTTAATGAGAGTAGCAGTCTGTGATTCGTGTAAAGAAGAATTGGTGGCTGGGAATAGCATGGCAAAGGCACAAGAGATACTAGACAATCACGTTATATATTGGGAAAAACAAGACAAGCAAGAAGTACCCTTGAATTACGCAAGTTTGGAAGTAGTGAATTCAAATACCGACCTTGGAACATTCATTAAGAAAATAGAAGAAGAAAAGGCTTTAGAAGAAAAAAGTAAATCATTAAATTTAAAATAATATGGCATTTTCAAAGACTTATACTTTTAGTCCTAGTACGACTATCAGTTCAACAGAGGTAAATACTAATTTTGACAACTGCATAGATGCTGTTAACAATGCTGTGCCTAGCGGATTGATTATGATGTGGCATGGAAGTGTGGCTAGTATTCCAAGTGGATATTATCTGTGTAATGGTTCTAATAGTACGCCTGATTTAAGAGGACAATTTATAATAGGTGCAGGAGGAACTTACGCAGTAGACGCAACTGGAGGGGAAACTACACACACATTAAGTGTATCTGAAATTCCATCCCATAGCCACTTAGTTAGATTAAATGGATATACAACATCGGGAACTGATTATAATGATGTTTGTATGGGTGGGAGAACGGGTCAAAGTTATGTTTATCAAGGTATGTCGCAAAGTCAGGGTGGAGATGCAGCCCACAATAACTTACCACCTTATTATGCTTTGGCATACGTTATGAAGTCCTAGACTTCATTTGCAAGCAGGCGGTTTTCCCCCATTCCGTCTGCTAACAAATGGATTTTAATTTAATCCAAGTTTAACAATTTAAATAATTCATATTTGTAAAATCAAGTACAAGTTAATACTAATTTTACTAATAGCTTTTCTTCTTTGGATGTTTTGGGGTATTTCTGCTTTAGCCGAAAGGGTAGAGCCACGAAAATCCAAAATTCAACAAAGGAGTGAAGCTTGGACAAACTATGATAAAATTAAGTCAGAGAGATAACAGGTGGAGTTTTAAAACCATAGGCAATACCAAAGTAACTATCGGGGCTATGGGTTGTACAATTACATGTCTATCTATGGCAAGTGATTGGTTTGGTTGCTACCACGACCCTGATTGGATGGCAAAAAATTTATCTTTCACAAATGACGCTAAAGTTTACTGGAGTTCAATAGACAGACAGACTTGCTTTAAATTTGAATGGCGTTTTTACAAGTACGAAGAATCTCGTATCTTGGAGGCGATTAAAAACCCAAACAAAGTTTGTTTATTAAATGTGTATAACAAGCATTGGGTACTTGCTGTTAAAAAAATCATAGGTGGTTTTTGGGTAGTTGACCCTTGGACAGGTGGCAATAAATTTTATGCTACTGGTTCAATTAGCGGAGGTGCTATATTAAAGAAATGAAGAAGAAAAAATCCAAATGGATAAATGCGAATCATTTGAAAAAGATTAAATGTAGATGTTCCAAATCAGGAGTTGCACTAGGTATATTGATAGGAGGTTTGATTGTAATTATAATTTTTCTAATCCTATGAAAATTCTGGAAAGTGCCAGTAAAATAGTTTTCATTATTCTTGCTATAAGTGCAAGTGCTGGATTATTTTTTGGTGTAGTGTCTGAAGATAATTTTATGCTGTTAGCAGTAGCCGCATTTTCATTTTATTTCAGTAATAAGGGAAGTGCAAAAGATGATTATCTAGATAAATAATAGGAAAATAAATAAAAGAAAAACAGGTAAATCACACAATAATTTATAATTGGATTTGTACCTGTTTTTTCTAACACTCAAAAAAAGTCCATATTTTTATAATGCCCAAAAAGGGTGTTTTTTGTTTTAGATAAGCCATTATTTGAGTTATGCACACCCTAACAGGTAGCAACACTTGACAGCAGTTCTTTATGGGTGTATAATTAAGTTATAAGAATATAGGTAAATAATAACTAGAAAGGCAGGTGGTAAAAATGAAATGGATAACAAATAAAAAAGACATCATAATCTTTTTAAAGTCAATAGTAAACACAAAGTGGATAGTTGAAAAAGGGAAAACTGAAAGAATATCAAAACTGATAGAATTGGCAGAAAAAAACGAGATAAACATAAACAAACTAAGGAGCAGCTATCATTACTGGAAAAAAGCCGAAAGCCTAAGAAAAGGATTAAGAATGAGTGTTGAATAGTTGACTGCTGGGCTTCGGAGAACAGCTAGTCCTCCGAAGTCAGGAGTTAATTAAAGGGATTCGGGTGAACCCCAAAAAAATGAAAAGGAATCAAATTAAGTACATTGAAAGATTTAACATTAGACAAAAAGCATTGAAGGTAATCTTAATTGTCTTGCTAGCATGTTTAGCAATAGACACTATTACTGGAGTGCTTAACAGTAGCAGAGTAGTTTCCATAAGCAACCTTTCAGAGGTTCAGGCTTCTGAAATGGACAGCACTTCTTCGGAAGGTACACCGCACGTTGCGGTAGGGGCAACCCAACCTTCCGAGGATATTATGGAATTGATAAAAAAATACTTTCCTGATGAAACCAATTTGGCGTATGCAATTATGATGGCTGAAAGTCAAGGTGACCCAAAAATAATTGGAGATAAACATCTTGCCAAACCATCAGTAGGTTTATTCCAAATTTGTCAGATATGGCATCCTTATAAAACGGAGGACTTGCAAAAACCCGAATTTAATATCAAGGTAGCAAGTGAAATCCGAGCAAAAGGTGGTTGGGAAAGGTGGACAACTTTTCGTAACGGAAGTTATAAAAAATATCTATGATAAATTCAAATGACTGGTATTCAGTACAGGACATAAGTAAACTAAAAATTATGCCTGTATTAGACACCGACCATAAAATTAAAAGATTTATTGACATGGGTTTGCTAAAAGGAAACTCAATAGGTCAAGGGAATGGCAAAAGATACTTTGTAAAAGGTAATGCCATAATTCAGTTTGTCGCCAAATGGGAAGATGGAAGTTTTCATAGTTAAAAATTAACAATCTAGAATGGGGGTGTAGTATGGAAAAAAACAAAGATATAACAATAGAGGTTTTAGAAACTATTTATGAAAATGACAAAGTAATGTCAGATAGTATAAAATCTTTACTTTATAAAGTTTTGGATTTGCAGGCAAGAGTTATTGCCCTAGAAGGGAAAAAGAAGATGGTTGGATTAAGTGGAGGGTATGTTGCAAGACACATGCCTGAATTATTAGACCACGATTGCCACAATTCTCCTGAAGATGGGTGTGAGTGTAATAAGTATTTATAAAAAACATTATGAAAAGAGAAATATCGTATAGCGAAGGTAAGACTATACAAGAATCAAGTTACGAGCCAAGGAGTTTTCATTTTTCAGCTAAAATGGAACTCAATGCTGGAGAAGATATGCAAGAAAGTTATGACGCTTTAAAAAAGCAAGTCCATTCAGCCTTAGAGAGGGAGATAATGAAATGGCGTGACCCTCAAAGGTTTGTCAGGACTAGGCTGAAAGAAAATGATGTGCCTTTTAACAACTAAAAAATCTAAAATGTATGAAACTATCAGAAGAAAAAATGAATCGTATGTGGCTATTTGACGATAGCATTATCAAAAGGGGTTTTTCAATTATGGGGCATTACTTTATAGCATTACTTCTTATCTACGGGGGTTTGATAGGAATATGGCTAGTAGTTGCCATAATTGTAAAATTGTTATCTTAAACTATAAATTTCTAGAAAAAGGGGGTGAATTCTATGAAAAACATTTCAACTAAAGACGGAGCAATTATATTGCTTTCAGTCGCATTCGTAGCAACAGCAATTTGTCTAGGATACGCTATGATGACTATAAATTATATAATCAATCTAATGTAAAAAAACAACATGAAAGTATCAATAGCACCACAAGGCTTTTGGATAAAAGCCAATGAGGATGTAGTAAGCGGAGATACTGTTTCAATTCTAGACTCTGGGGAAGTAATTGAAAGTAAGTTTGGAAAGCAAACAGTATTCCAAGTAAAGACAAAAAAAGGAGAGAGGAATATGGGATTTAACAAAACCACAATGAATAACATGGTCAGGGCTTTCGGAGATGATACAGAAAAATGGGTAAACCAATTAGCAAAGGTTTTCATTGAAAAAGCCATTATAGGCGGAGAAAGAAAGACTGTTATTTATTTGGCTGGAATTGATTGGGAAATGGACGAAGAAACTGGAAACTTCTATAAAAAAGGAAGCGTGTCAGAGGATGACATTCCTTTTCCGACTAACTAATTAAAATAGGTGGTTGGTAAGCAGGTTTTTATTTTTTTGTTTTTCCTGCACCATTAAATATCAACACTTTTCACCCGTTGAAGCCACCCGTTTCTAGCTAAACTTATGAAGCAATATAAAATCGGCAAAAAGAATATAGGTACTTATTATCCTGAAAGCAAAATGTTTACTAAAGACGTTATTCAGGGCAAACACTTATTCAGGGTACTGGACGCTTGGGGCATAAACAGCAAGGTTTTGAATACTCTACCCGAAGATACCAAGATTGTAATTACAGATGAGTGCGACAAGAAGTATGTCTGCCTAAAAAAAGACTACACAAACAATGGTCAATTCTATCATTTTAAAACCTTTCATACTGACCATAGGACACAGCAATTCTTGCCACGTAAATTCTTTACAATTCAAGAACCACCAGTATTGAGTGAAGATGAACAGGCTAAACTTAATTATTTAAAAAGCCAAGGATTATGAGATTAAATTGTATAAAATGCGGTTCTAAAAAAACCACCAGAAAAAGAAGTTGGGCTATATGGGTATTAGTAGTTTTGTTTTTCCCATTAGGCTTGCTGTTTTTATTGACAAAGCCATATCACGCCTGCAAAGAATGTGGTAATGTATGGTAGTGGATAAGTAGGTTTACAATTTAATAGTTATGTGGTATGATTAGTTATAATTAGCTTTGTGAATTAGAAGGTAGCACTACTCACAAAGCGGTGCTACCTTTTTGTTTTAAAAACAAATATGGCTCAAAGAAGAATGTTTAGTTTAAAAATAGTTGACACAGATTCTTTTGTAGATATGCCAGCAGGTGCAAGATTATTATATTATGACTTAGCAATGAGGGCAGATGATGATGGTTTTGTTTCAAATCCCAAAAAGATTATGAGAATGACTAATTCGTCCGAGGATGACTTTAAGGTACTTATAGCAAAACAATTTATCATACCATTTGATAGTGGAATATGTGTAATAAGTGATTGGAAAATTCACAACTATATTCAAGCCGATAGATACCAAGAAACCATATACTTAGAAGAAAAGGCTCAAATAAAAGAAAAAAATGGAATGTATACAAAATGTATACAAAATGTATACACAGGTAAGGATAGGTTAGAGTTAGGTAAGGTTAGGTTAGGTAAGGATAGTTTAGTTGAAAATACAATAAAACAAAAAACAGAAGATTTTATTTCAGAAGTTAAAACCATTATTGGAGAAAAAGAAGTTAATCAAAAAGATGTTATGAATTTTTGTTCTTATTGGACAGAACCCAATAAAAGTAGAACTAAATTAAGATGGGAATTGCAACCAACTTTTGAAATAAAACGTAGGCTTATGACTTGGTTTAGTAATAATAAGAATTTTAATAAAAGTAAAATAATAGATATAGGAGAATAAATATATGGAAAAAACACACGTTATTATTTTTCATGACAAAAGTAAAAAATTTATAAGTAAAGAAGTATTTGATAATATATGGAAATTATCAACTAGCGGACAAGATAAATTTAAGTCAGGAGAAAATATAATAGCATTTTCTTCAATAGCAAAAATTTTAACAACGGAAGAATTTTATAATCAATATCCACAAGAAAGGGAAGCCCAAATAGCAACATCTTATAAAAATTTTAATGGACTTGGGTTTAGGGGAGTAATTGCAAATGCAACAGTTAAAAATGCACTGGAAAGTATTATTAAGGGAATGGAAAGTTTTATTGAGAGTGCAAGATACCAAGGTTCAAAAGAAACAAAAGAACTTTTAGAATTTATGAAATTAAAAAGAGGGATAAATTAAAATAACCAATTATATGAAAAAATGCTTTAATGGAGATGGAAAACATCCAAGAAATGAAGTAGTTGATTATTGGTATAGACATGGAGTAAGATGTGAAAGAGAACGGATAGGAAAAGAATTAAAAGAATGGTTTAATGGTGAAAATCCTGAACTTATAGAAGAAACTATAGAGAGAATAACTGGAATTAAGGTTTAGAACTTACAAAATAAATAATCGGTTGCAAGGCGTTTCCAGCGTCACCAATGCGTAAAAGAGCTGGCTTTCCGATTACAATTGTATGTTTAAATGGTCGGAGATGGGGATAAGTCTATACAAATTAAGTCTAGCTCTTAAGGAGCCATTGGTGGAAAAACACGAAAGTGGACGACACCTATTAGCACCCGAACGCCTCCGCCCATCATAAGCACATAATTCCTAACTCTTTAAATTAAATAACTAATAAAAACTATGGAAAAAGAAAAAAAGCCAAAAAAGGAAAGAAGTCCAATAATTTCCGCTGGAGAAAGATATTATGTGGTTATAAATAAATGTAAGCATAGTGTTAAAGAACGGTTTTTTATGGCAAACACAGTTGAAGATGTTATGGAGTGGGTATTAGAAGAAAATGGCATATCAGTAATAAAATCTCAAAAGGTTCTATCAGACTCCATTTTTGGTTTAGGTGTAGTTGTAACAGATATAAGAAAATAATATGGGAAGTATTAAAGGGCAAAAACATAATCCATACATAGAGGGAAGATACGCACATATAAATAAAAATGATGTTGTTTTTACTCCTGATTGGTTAGCCGAAAAAATATGCTCTATGTTTCATATTTCGGGAAAAGTATTAGAGCCTTGTAAGGGAGAGGGTGCTTTTCTTAAATATCTTCCAGAGAATACAGAATGGTGCGAAATTGCTGATGGTAAAAATTATTATGATTACAATAAAAAAGTTGATTGGATTGTTACTAACCCACCATATTCAGACTTCAATAGATTTTTAGAACACTCATTTGATTTAGCTGATAACATAGTTTTATTAGTTCCAGTTGCAAAAATGTTTAAATCCATGGGAACACTAAAACAAATTATGGAATATGGAGGGTTTGTAGAAATTCACGCACTTCCAGCGAGTAAAGCAGGATTCCCATTTGGATTTCCTTGTGCTGTATATTACTTAAAGCGTGGCTATAAAGAAACAACAAAAATTAAATTATTAGATTCTAACTCTTTAAATTAAATAACTAATGAACCAATTAAAACAAAAACTAGAAAAATTCCTAATTTATATCGGATATTTAAGTACATGTTGTAAGGCACGAGTAATTTATAATGAAAATTGGGATGTTACATATTGTAGCGTCTGCAATAAAAAAATAAGATGATTAAAAAATTTTTAAAATGGTTAGGTGAGCCAATGGTATATGAAACACGTTTGGGATTTATAATATATTTTGTTATTATTATAATAATAATTCGTATAATAAATAAATTTTTATGAAACTATTTATCGCATTCCTGGTATTCTTAACTCTAATGTATATCTATCTGGCAGCGTGTTTTCTAATGAATATAGCCGACCCCTTTAAATTTTTAAGATAAAAAAATAAATATGACTTGGAATCAAAAATATAGTTATTATAATACAAAAAAAGTAACTACAAATGGAACGCAATATGATTCAAAATTTGAAGCTGCCAAAGGACAGCAACTTGAAATGCTTAAAAAAGCTAAAGAGATTAAAGACTATGATACACATTTGCGGACAGAACTTTGCGTAAACGGATATCATATTTGTGATTACTATATTGATTTTGTAGTTTATCATAATGACGAAAGCATAGAATATATCGAAATGAAAGGTTATCCAACACCAGTTTGGAAGTTAAAATGGAAATTATTTTGTGCTTTATTTGAAGATAAGGAAGGCATAACAATTACGCTGGAAATGCAAGGAAAGCAAAATGCTCCTAAACTTAGAAAAACAAGGTCTTAAAAATTTTGACAAAATAAATATAAAGTGATATAATAATAAATATGAAAATAGCTATAAATCAAAAACTAGGTTTGAACCAACGTAAATCCAAATTTTAACAGGACGTTGGTTTTTTTATATTTATGAAAGAAATAAAAAAATTAAAAAGAAAATGCTGGAAATGCAAAGAAATTAAGGAATTGAATAGCAAAAATTTTGGTAAAACAACCAGAAGTGCTGATAGATATTTTAAATGGTTATGTAAAAAATGTGATTTAAAAAGATTGGTAGGTTTAGAAGATGTAAATCCTAAAAAAAAGATACTAGAAAAGTTAGGAAAAAAATGTAATATGTGTGGTTTAGAAAGCGAAATTAGTGGATTTTTTGATATTGACCACATAAAACCAAAATTAAAACATGTTTATAGTATAAAAATGAGAGAAATAAATAATTTACAGATTTTATGTCCTAATTGTCATAGAATTAAAACTATTTCTGATAGAGAAATTTATAAATGGGGTAGACAAAAGAATAAATAATTTGTTAATTTAATTTTTAATTTAAAAAAACTATGAGTATTATAAAAATTTTTACTAAACTTGTAATCTTGTGGGAAAAAAAGAAATTCCTTACCTTACTGGAAATGGAAAACCAGTACATTGAAAGTTATAACTGGGCAATTTTAAGCAGAGATGTAGAAGAAATAAGAAAACAAAAAGGCATTTTACAGGATAAAAAGAAAAGAACTACTGACGAAGAAAAACAAATTATTGCTTTGGATAAGGATATAAATGAAACAGAAAAATACAGACAAATGATAAATGGAGGAAAAGACAAAATGGAGGACTTAAAAAATCAAATAAAAATGTATCGTAAAAATATATGGAAATAATTTGGGGCTGCGATGACGGGCGTAAGGATATGCTAAGGGTAGCCAAAATTTTAGAGAATTATGGCTTCAAAGGAACTTTTTATATTGCCCCTTATGAAACGTACATGGATTTAACTGTAAAGGACATTCAGGAGTTATCAAAAAAACACATTATCGGAGGACATACATTGACACACCAAAGACTAACAGAATGTAGTTTAGAAAAAGCTAGACTTGAAATTGAAATGGGGAAGAAAGAACTAGAGGATATAATTGGAAAAAAGATAACAAAGTTTGCTGCTCCGCGAGGGTGGCAAAATAAAGATATAATATGTTTAATCAAAGAAGCTGGATTTCTTGAAAGTAGAACAACAAAAATGGGTATAGTTAATATAACTGGGGATAACATTTTTGAATTACCCTGCTCTGCTCATTTTTATCCACGACCAGAATATGCAGAAAAAGGTGTGCTACAATCAATTAAAGACAAGTTTATTGAATCTGAAACTGGAGGATATTTTAATTTATTGATGCACACCTCTGAATTAAATAGGTATGGTTATTGGGATGATTTAAAAGAATTGGTAAAGTTTGTACGAACCAGACTTGACAATAAGAAGCCCTTGCGATAGTATAAGAGTATATTATTAAGAAAAAAATATGCTCAAAAAAGGAATATGTGAAATATGTAAAAAGGAATTTTCATTTTATATATACGAAAGTAATAAACATAAAAATCGTTTTTGTTGTTCAAAGAAATGTGGAGGAGAAAGATTTAAAAAAATAGGACATAAACCACCAAAATATGAAGGAAATAAACATCCAAGTTGGAAAGGTGGTAAGGGTATTAGTGGATGGGGATATGCAAGGGTATATGTCGCTCCATATACAAGAATGGCAGAACATAGATATGTTATGGAAAAACATCTAGGTAGAAAATTAAACAGGGAAGAACATATACATCATATAAATGGAAACAAATTGGATAATAGAATTAAAAATTTATTATTAGTTAGTAACAGAGAACATCAAAATCTTCATCACCTAGGAATTAAAAGGAAAAAAAATGACTAGAATTTTTATACCATATCATTCAAATAAATTTTCTGGTGGGGGTTCAACTTTCATAAAGAACTTGAAAAAAGCCCTCAAACATTTTGACTATATATTCGTAGAAGAAGGACAGGACTATGACGTTTTGTTTATTGCTGGTGCAACCTTATGTGAAAAGGAAACCTTTAGAAAAGCCAAAGAGAATAATAAGACCATCGTTTTAAGGGTAGACAATATACTTGAAGATGGAAAGAACCGCAATACAGGAATGCAAAGGCTAAAAGAATATGCCGAAGGAGCAGATGTTATTGTTTTCCAAAGCGAGTGGGCTAAAAAAATGCTAAAACCTTTAGTTGGCGATGGCATTGTAATAGTAAATGGGGTTGATACGGACATATTTTATCCACGCAAAGAAAAAAAGGACTGGAAGAATATCCGTATTTTTTATTCTAAATTCAGCCGAAATGAAGTCAAACAATTCCATGAAGTAATTTACTGGTGGAGAGAGTACTGTTTAGAAAAGAAAGATGACACCTTAGTTTTACTTGGTAAATTCGCAGATGATAAAATAAAAATTGACCACCCCTTTGAATTTCATAATGGAGAAGAATTTGAATATCATGGGGTACAAACAGATGAAAATAAAATTGCGGACATATTGCGAAGCTGTGATGTGGCTTTTATGCCTTATATGTTTGATGCTTGTAGCAATTCCCAAATAGAAGCACAGTCTTGTGGATTGCCAGTTATTTATTCTCCGACAGGTGGAACTCCTGAAATAGTTTGGACAGGAGAGGCAATGAATTATGAAATAAGGACACCGGTACAAATAATAAGAGAGATATTAGAGAGTAAGATTTTTGGATTTGATTTTGAAGCTTTTAAATTTAAGTTTGGTTTGGAAACAATGGGGGAAAAATATAACGCATTGTTGCAGACTATACAAAAAACATTATGAGCCGAAGTTAGATTTGACTAAACTTCTAATTGGTTATATGATTATAATATAACAATTAGAAAAATAGTATGAGAAATGAAAAAGGACAATTTACAAAAGGGGAAAGAACACAAAGTATAAAAGACGCAATTAGTAAATCATTAAAAGGGAAGCCAAAATCAAAAGAGTTTATTGAAAATTTAAGGAAAGTAAGAACTGGTTGGAAATTAAGCAAAGAAACAAAGAAAAAAATTGGCATAGCTAATACTGGTAAAAATAATGGAGGATGGAATGGTGGTATGTATGAAGAAAAAAATGGATACGTTTATTTGATGGCAAAAAAACATCCATTTGCAAAATGTAACGGATATGTAGCAGAACATAGATTGGTGATGGAAAAAAAATTAGGTAGATTTTTGAAAAGCAATGAAATCGTGCACCATATAAATGGAAATAAGAAGGACAATAGAATTGAAAATTTGGTGTTAACTAAAAATGGTAAACATCAAAAAAAATATCATACAAGATACTTTGGGTGTAAGGTTGTTGGTTGTAAAAATAAACATTGGGCAAAAGAATTTTGTCATAATCATTATTATAAAAGCAATGTCAAGAAGCAGGGAACAACTTGAAAATTGGCTAAAAACTATTGAGGTAAAAGAACCCTACAAAGTTTTAGACATTGGAGGAAGTCAATTGCCAGTTAGGGATAGGTTATTATTCTTTGATAATACTGGAGAGTATAAAATTTTGGATTTAGAAATTCCACACGAGTGCAAACAAAAGCCTGATATAATTGGAGATATACAAGAAATTTATGAAGAAGACTCTGAAAAAGGAAGAACAATTTTTATAAATGGAAATTATACAAATACTGATATTTATCCAGAAAAAAATACTTTATATTCATATTTTGATGTAGTATTTTGTATAGAGGTATCCGAATACTGGATAAGACCATTAAATGCACTAAAGGCGATAAACTTTTTATTGAAAAAAGGCGGTACTTTATATATTAGTTTCCACACGCTTTATGGTTTACACAAACCTGAAGGACTTGTTTATTTGAATTATACACGCTATGGAATAGAAAAACTTTTAAAAGAAACAGGATTTGAGATTGAAGAAATAATAACCAAAGATATAAGCGAAGATGGGCGACAAGCCTTAATAGAGTTTTACAAAGCAGAGGGTATGAAAATACTTTATAATAACGAAACTTTTAAAGAGGGATATCTTTTAAAATGTAAGAAGATATAATTATATGCCAAAAATTCTTATCGTGCAGGATTCCCCAAACTGGGCGATTGCCCAACTAACTAATGTAATAAAAGAATTCAACTCACACCTTGATATTGAGGTCATTAGCATTCCGCCAAAAGAGTTAAGGGCAAAACCTTTTGAAAATATGCGTTTATTTGAGGATAAGGTAAAAGAATTTAACCCCGACATTATTCATTTCCAGTATTGGGATACCGCTAATACTTTATCCAAAAGTGATGTTTGCAAAGGATTGAAACTTATTTTGACACACCACAATCAGAAAAACCTTTTAAGTCACGATTGGAAGAATTTTGACCTTATAGTAGTGCATACCCAAAAAGCCAAAAAGACTTTAGAGGAAGCAGGATATTGGAATGTTAGAGTTATCCAGCATGGGATAGATATTGAAAAGTTTAGGTTTAAGGAAAAGATGGATATGGATAATAGACTTTTAGGTTATACAGGTCGGGTAGTGCCTTGGAAAGGATTATATGAAATTTTAAAAGTCGCAAAGGAAATTGAAAGTGAAGTTGTAATGATGGGATATATTGACCGCCCCGAATACTGGGCTAAGTGTCAGGAGTTTAGTGAGCAGATGGATATACGCTTTAGGACAGACGAACAAGTAAATGTTTATCACGAGATGGCTTGTTATGTAGGAAATAGTGATGATGGGATTGAGGAGGGAACCCTGGGCTTTTTAGAGGCAATGGCTTGCGGCATTCCAGTTATAACTACTCCAAGCGGAGAGGCTAATGATATTATAAAAGACGGAGAAAATGGACTACTTGTAGACTTTAATAATTACGAAGACCTTTTGGAAAAGGTAAAAAAGTTTTTTACAATGAATGAAGAAGAAAGAAATAAAATGAGAGAGAGTGCTTGGAACACAGTTAGGAACATGAGCCGGGAGGTAATGGCTAGGAATTATGAAAAAGCTTACTATGAAACTTTATACCGAGATGATTTGGTTAGCGTAATAATACCGACCTGCGGAAGGGCAGATACACTTGTCAACGTATTAGACTCTTACAAAGGGCAAATATATAAACCCCTTGAAATTGTAGTAGCTGTTGATGACGAATGGAACGAAGAATATGAAGAAGTTTTATACAAATGGAAAACTGAAAATAGAGTTCCTATTAAATGGATATACACAAACAATAAAGGGTACGGATTAGCCCAAGCAAGGAATATGGGAATTTTCGCTTCTAGCGGACATTATTTAGTTTTTAGTGACGACAGATATATGCCTGAACCGCAAGCGGTAGAAAGATTTGTTTCGGGATTGAAACAGGAAAAAAACCCTATTGCGATTTGGGGAAATAAAGGTGCAGGACATAGGGATTTTATGGAAAACTTTTTTGCTATAAGAAAAACCCATATTGTAAATGCTGGAATGTTTAATGAGAGAGGAAATAAGTATGGTTTTCAAAGCCAAGAGATAAGGGAAAGGTTAAGAAACTTGGGTTATATTTTACGCTACGAACCTTATGCAAAGGCAGTAACACAATTTGGAACGCATAATAAAACAGAAAAAAGATATGAGATTTTTAAAAGTAAACTTTCTCTATGGCTACTAAAAAATTGACTAGAAGTCTGAATGTATCTTTTATTGATGACCCTTATTTAGCGGTTTACTTTAAAAGGTTTTATGACAAGAATATCAAAGGAGAGGTTGATGAATTAAACATACACATTAACGGAGAGAATCTGGAGGTAATTGATTTTATAAATAGGTTGTGGACTGGTACAGCTAACAATATATTAACCGAAGTAAAAGAACCCAAGACAATAAATCATGGAGAGGCTCTAAATGAATTATATAAAATTCAAAACGGAGATATTTTTATAATAATGGATAGCGATAATTTCGTTTACAAGAAAGGAATTGTAGATGAGTATTGCCAAGATATAGAAAACTTATTTGATTATGTCGGAAGCAACCATCCTTATATGTGTTTCTTTAGAGCAGAAATGTTAGACGACATTAAAGTAGACTTTCGGGAAGAACATGAGAATGGAAGATTCCACGACACAATGGAAAACTTACTGGTTAAGATTGCAAAGTATAAAAGGAAATTTATTGCTGTTGATGTTGAAGGAGAGTATGAACACATAGGCAGGCTTTCGGCTTTTCCAATGTTTGTAAATGACTGCTGGCTGGATAAGGATAAGGGAATTTCAAGACCGCTAAGGAAATTATTTGGTAGGGCAAATAGAGTAGCTTTAATTAGACACATTTTCAAGCAGACTAAAGATGAAGTTGATATGCCCTTGTATAATAATTTTTATCAAGATATTTTCTTTGATGTATGTAATGAAGTCGGACATAAAATCGCCAACATAGATAAAATAATAAAAGAAAAATATGAAACTTAACTTAGGTTGTGGTAGAAAACAAAGGGAAGACTGCATAAATATAGACCATAATGACTTTGGGCAACAGGTTATTATGGAATTAGAAAAAGAACCTTTGCCTTATAAAGATAATACAGTAGATTATGTTAGAGCAGACCACTTCTTAGAACACTTAAATGATTGTAGGCATTTGTTAAATGAAGTATGGAGAGTTTTAAAACCTGAAGGGGAGTTTGAAATATATGTTCCTTATGGATTATGGGATAAGCAATTTAGCCCAGTTCACAAACAGATAATAACAGAACATTGGTTTAGTTGGCTTGAAAGGGATGACAATGAGGAATACTACGGCTATAAAAGGTGGAAGATAAAAGAAATAAGCACCGCAGTAAATGATGTGGGTAATAAATATGAGATACATTGTATAATGCAAAAATATGAAAAAAAAGATTAGGGTATTTAAAAGTCCTTGTTGTAAAGATTGTGGAAAAGTTATAAAAAGAGTAACATCTTTAAGATGTATTTCTTGTGCAAAAAAAGGAAAAAATAATCCTATGTTTGGTAAAAAACCACCTAATTATAATGGAGGATTTTCATATAGAAAAAGTGGAAGTAGAAAGGTATGTTATAGAACTATAGCTGTAAATGGAAAAAATGTTGTAGAACATAGGTATTTAATGGAAAAGAAATTGGGAAGAAAATTAAAAAAGAGTGAAGAAGTACACCATATAGATGGAAATGGAATGAATAATAATTTAGATAATTTAATAATTATGACGCATAAACAACATCAGATTTTACATGAATGTTGGAAGCGATTTGAAGGAGGTGGTGCTAAATGACAAGGAATAAAAAAATTAAAATTTTTGGAACTCCTTGGCATTAGTGCATATCGCCCACAATGCCGACCTTTGTAATGCCTTAAAAGACGTAGCAGATTTTTATTATTTAATAAACTATACTAGGCGTTGGGATGATAAAAATAGGGAACTACCTAAAAATGTTAAATGGGTAACAAAATATGAAAAAGGTTATGACCTTTGTATTTTGCATATTGACCAGCAATGCTCAAATCCTGACCTGAATAAAAGTGTTCTAACTAAACAAATGAAACAAGCCATAAGGGAAGTTGACCCTGATGTTCCGATTGTATTTATCAATCATGGCACGCCAGTTTATCCTGAAATGTATGATGATGGAACTAAAGAAACTGGCTATGTAAGCGAGAAACTAAAGAAAGAAATTCTAAGCATAGTGGGAGATGACTTAATGATAGTTAATTCCAAACAAGCGGCTAAAGATTGGGGCAAAGGTTATACTATAATACATGGGATGGAAGCTAAAGAATGGGTTTGCAATGATGATAAGGAACTTAGGAGTGCAACTTTTATTTCACAGGCTGGAATAGGCGACAAGTATTATAATCGTTCTTACTTGGTAAATGTAATGGATGAGTTAAAAGACAGGTATGGAATAAACCACCAATGGATAAATACGCCCAATTGTTATAATGCTAAAGGGATTAAAGATTATAAGGAATTTTTAGGCAAGACTTTGATTTATTTCAATCCGACTTTTGCCAGCCCTATGCCACGAAGCAGAACAGAGGCTATGTTAAGTGGCTGTTGTGTTTTAACTACTCCACATCATGACGCTTCAGATTTTATCATAGACGGATTTAATGGATTTTTGATACCCCACGACAATGTAGATTATGTAGTAGAGCTGATTAAAAAGTTAATGGATAACTACCCTTTGGCTAAAGAGGTTGGAAAAAGAGGGAGAGAAACAGCTATAAAGATTTTCAATAGAAAAAGATTTGCTAAAGATTGGATTAAATTTTTAAGGAAAGAGGTCAAGTTAAAAATATGAAAATAGGAATGATTTTATTTGATGCTTACTTTCAGAAGAAGAATACAGGTTCTTCAAGGATAAGAGGGCATTGGATTATAAAATATCTAAACAAAATTAAAGGCGTAGAAGCCGAACCCTTTATTCAGGGAAAAGACTATGACGTTTTGATTTTCCAAAAGGCATATTGGAAGGAAATGGCAAGAGCCTTTAAGGGAATAAAGATTTTAGACATTTGCGACCCTGACTGGTTAGACGGAGCGGAAGTAGTTTCAATTATAAAAGAAATGGATGCCATTACAGTTTCAACGCCTGCTTTAAAAGAAGTGTTGGAAAAAGTAACTATCAGACCTATTTATGTAATACCTGACGGAGAAGATTTTGAAATACTACCACCCCCTAAAAAACATGAAGGCAGGGCTAAAATGTGTGTATGGTTTGGCTATTCTCACAATATGGAATTACTATATCCGACCTTTAGCAAGATAAGAAAAATGGGATTGACACTAAAAGTGATTACAGACGGAAACTTAAATTGTGGAGAATGTGCGGTTAAAAATGTAAAGTGGCTTTCTGAAACAGTAGACCATGAGATTCAGGAAGCAGATTTCGCTTTACTACCAGACAGTACGAAAGCACGTTTTAAATATAAAAGCCCTAACAAAACAATTCACGCTTGGGCTTTAGGGCTACCTGTGGCAAAGAACCCGATTGATATGGAAAGATTTATGGATGCCGAAGAAAGGCAAAAGGAGGCAGACCTTAGATATAAAGAAGTTAGGGAGAATAATAGTGTTGCTAAGTCAGCGGATTTATTGTTTAATATAATAAAAGAATGTATACAAAAAAAGAAACAGTGATGGTAAAGTTTTTAGATTTAAAACCCCATCCTAAAAACCCTAAAAAACATAATGACGAACTGATTGAAAAATCAATAAATGATTTAGGTTATGCTGAAAACATTGTAATTGATGAAAACAATGTAATTTTGGCAGGACATGGGAGGGTTAATGCTTTAAAGAAAACGCAATATGCAACTGAAGTTGAAGCAATTAGAATTACTGGCTGGACAGAAGAAGAAAAAGAAAAGTATTTATTGTTGGCTAATCAAAGCACAATTTTGGGAAGTTTTGATTATGAAAGATTAGAAGATTTTGATAATATTATATTAGAATATTCTGATTTAGAAAATATTAAAATGAATGATGATGTTCCAGTATTTTCAAATAAAGAGATAACGGAAGATGATATAAGCAAAAGTTTAAATAATAAATGTCCAAAATGTGGATTTGAATTTTAATTATGTGGAAAGATTGGTATTTAAAAGATTTATCCAAAGTTAGAAAAAATGGATTAAAAGTATTTAGTTGTTTTTCTTGTGGTGGTGGAAGTTCAATGGGATATAAAAAAGCAGGATTTGAAATAATAGGTATAAATGAGATAGATAAAGGATTAGTTGAAATTTATAAAAAAAATTTTCCTAATACAAAGTTTATATTTGATATAAGTATTCAAGAAATGGTTAATAATAAACAATATCCAAAAGAACTTTATGATTTAGATATTTTAGATGGTAGCCCACCTTGTTCTGTATTTTCAATAGCAGGAAGTAGGGAAAAAAAATGGGGAAAAAAGACACATTTTAGGGAAGGGCAAGTCAAACAAATATTAGATGATTTATTTGAATGGTTTGTTAAATTAGCAAAAGACTTGCAACCAAAAGTAATTATAGCAGAAAATGTCAAAGGAATGTTGATGGGTAATGCAAAGGGTTATATAAAGCAAATATTTAAACAATTAAATGATGCTGGATATAATACTCAATTATTTCTTTTAAATAGTGCTTCAATGGGTATTCCACAAAGGAGAGAACGGGTATTTTTTATAGCTATTAGGAAAGATATAAACAAAAAAATTAAATTAAATTTCAATGAAAAGCCAGTTTTTTATAAAGATATAAAAACTAAAAATGGAATAACAAGGGATTTAACAGAATTTGAACGAAAAAGTTTTGATAGTATAACAATTAAAGATAAGAATTTTGCTGATTTGAATATGAAAAATAGGGGTAAAAATATTGGTTTTAGTTTTCCTATATTTTGGGATAATATGATACCAAATACATTAGCAAGTACATCAAATTGTTATAATGGAGCAGAAAGAAGAATGATTACATCAATTGAATTATGTAGAATACAAAGTTTCCCATTAGATTATGATTTTATTAAAAATACATATTCAAATATAAAGTATCTTTTAGGAATGAGTGTACCTCCAATTATGATGGAAAAAATAGCAAAAGAAGTATATAACCAAATATTAAAATAATTATGGAAAACCCAAATAATAATAGTGGAATAATAGAAAGAGATGAAAAAGGACGGCTTCAAAAAGGCGTTATTCTTAATCCTAATGGTAGACCAAAAGGTGCAAGAAACTTTACGACTATTGTAGAAGAAGCCTTATTAAAGTTAGGTACAACAGAAAAAGGGGAAAAGATTGAAGTTAAAAAGGCATTGGGCGAAAAGGTTATTAAGATGGCATTAGATGGTAATGAACAAATGATTAAACTTATTTGGAATTATTTAGATGGAATGCCTAGTCAAAATATAAACCTAAGTAATGTTGACGAATTAAGACATGAATACTTTGATAAATTAGATGCAATGGACAAACTATACCAAGAACAGAATAAAGACGATATTCAAAAATAGTGAGAATGGAGAACCCTTTGAACTAACAGACGGACAAGTAGCTATTTTTGAAGCTATATATTATAAAAAATATAAGCGTTTTCAAGTTATCGCACCTACACAATATGGAAAGAGTAATACCATAGCTATGGCTTTAATTATGCGTAGCCAAAAGTTTAAAGAAGATTGGGCTATTGTAACAGGCGAGCAGAAAAAAAGTGATGTCATAATGGGAAAGTTAATTGACCATTTGTTTGATAATCCACTCTTATTGGCGAATATGGAAATAAACGCCAACGAACCCTTGGATAGAATTAGAAGGGAAAGAAGTAAAAAGAAAATAAACTGGAAAGACGGAGGAAGTATAACGACTATCACAGCCGACAGTAGAAATAGAAGAAGGGTGAAAGAAGGATTATCAGGATTAGGAAGTCCGAATATAGTAGAAGATGAAGCGAGTTTAATTCCTGATGATTTACAGGCTATGATTCTTCGTATGTTAGGTGGTTATGGCGGTGGTACTTTAATAAAAATTGGAAATCCTTATAATAGGAATCATTTTTTTAAAACTTGGAATAGTGATAAGTATGAAAAGGTTTTCATTGATTACCACCAAGCCCTAAAAGAAGGAAGATATACAGACGAGTTTATTCAGGAAATGCAAGGGGAAGCATTTTTTGAAATACTTTATGAATGTAAGTTTCCGCCTGAAGATACTTTTGACATGGAAGGGTTTAGGAGATTACTAACAGACGGAGAAATAATGAACGCCAAAGAAGAAAAGAAGCATGAGGGAGTTTTAAAACTAGGCTTTGATGTTGGAGAAGGCGGAGATGAAAACGTAGGGGTTATACGCTCTAACACATACGCTGAAATAGTCCATATTTCACGTATAAGCGACCTTATGGCAACAACGGGCATAATTACCAAGCTCATAACGAAACACGCTCTAAGGGCAGAAAATTGCTTCGTAGATGCCATAGGGATTGGGGCTGGCGTAGTCGCAAGGCTAAAAGAGTTGGGTTTGAATGTTAAAGGGGTAAAGTGGGGAGAAAAAGCAAACGAAGATACTTATGCTAATTTGAAAGCCGAGAATTATTGGAAACTTGGGCGTTCAATCAAAGAGGGCTTGAAATTACAGCCTAGGGATGAATGGAATGAATTGATTGAAATTAAATGGAAAGAAGATAGTAGTGGAAAAGTTAAAATAAGGAGTAAAGAGGACATGCGAAAGATGGGGATTAAAAGTCCTAACTGTGCTGACGCACTTGCTTTGACAGAAAATCGCACATTAGACGAAGAAGCACCTAAAATTACAATACTCTGAATTGACCTTTGTCAGAATTTATGCTATAATTGGTACAAATAATTAAATATATAATCCTATGTCATTTTTAGAAAGCGTGAAAAGTTTTTTTAATCTTACACCTGAGGCAACTCCTCAGATTAAGCAACAGGCGAATGATATTGGTGGAATAATTGCACCAATTTTCAGAGAAATACCGCCTGATAGTAAACAAGGAAAGTTCCTTACAGAGGGACTTAGGAGCTGGGCTTATATAGCAATTACGGCTATTGCTGATGAAATATCAACAGCCGAGTTGCAACTTTTTAACAGGAAAGGTAAGGATTGGATTTTGATAGACGAACACCAAGCCTTAGACCTTTTAGAAAAACCGAATACGTTTCAAACAAAGGAGGAGTTTTTATGGCTGACCTCTGTTTATTTATTAAGCGAAGGCGAAGCACCTTGGTATTTAGATAGTGCTAAAAATCCTACGCAAATGGTTTTATTAAATCCGTATAATCTGACTTTGGTTTATGATACAAATAATATAATTGGAAGTTATAAATACAGACAAAGTAACGGAGTACAAAAGGAAATTCCAAAGGAGCAAATAGTTTTCTTAAAGCTTCCTAATTTCGCTACACCTTTCAGAGGTATGGGAGTTATGAAATATATTGCTCAAACTTTAGACATAGATAACTTTATAGAAGAATATCTGAAACTCTTTTTCTACAACGACACAACTCCTGGAGCTGTCCTGCAAACGCCGAATGAATTAAATTCAGACATTATTAAAAGATTAAAGATGCAGTTTCAAAACAGACACCAAGGAGTTAAAAACAGTCATAGGTTAGCGGTATTAGAGAAAGGGTTGGTTTACACTAAAATTTCTTCCAATATAAACGAACTGCAACTCAAAGAACTTAACGATATGATAAGGGATAAAGTTTTAGCTGCTTTTAAAGTTCCAAAAAGTGTTTTAGGTATTGTGGAAGACGTAAATAGAGCCAATGCGGAAGCCTCTAGTTATTCATTTGCTAAAAGGGCTGTCCTACCTAAGATGAGATTGATTGAAGGGCAACTGAATCAATTTCTACTGCCTAAGTTTAGTGAGAAAGGATTATGGTTTGAATTTGAAAATCCGGTAGAAGAAGATAAGACCGCACAGGCTGCTTATTGGGTACAAGCTATTAGTGCTGGCTGGCTAACAGCCAATGAGGTTAGGGAAGAAATAGGACTAGACCCCTTGGAAGAAGAAGATGTTTCAATGGACAATCCTGACAATGTGCCTGACGACAATAATCAAGATGATAATCCAAATGAAAATCCTAAAAAGGATAGAAAAAGAATTAGCAAGAAAACCAAAGAGAGTAAGAGTGCTTTTGTAGAAATGATGAAAGACATTTTGGAAAGTGAAAAGCCTACTATAAGAAAAGAATATAATCGGGAAGAACTTATTAAATACCATGATGATAAGATTTTCTTTATGAATGTATTGGAAGCTGATTTTAAAAGAGACCTGAAAAGGAATTTTAAAAGACAAAAGAAACACATCTTAAATCAGATGACAGGAAAAAGCTTCACAAAAGGCAATAGTATAAACCTGACTTTGGACGAAGAAAATGAAATATCAATGATGATTAAGATAGCCAGTCCACATATGTTAGAAGCAGTATTACAGGAAGGAAAACTAGCTGACGCTTTACTAGGATTAGACGGAACTTTAAGTTCACAAGATAAAATTGTACAAACCTTTTTAAAGAAAAGAACCTTGAAACTAGGCAAGGGAACTTCTAAAACTACGCAAAATGCTATTGATAATATAGTCAAAGAGTGGGCTGATAAAGGCGAAGATTGGACTGTATTAAGGGGTAGCATTGAAGAATACTTTGAAGGTGCTGAAGGAGCAATGGCTAGAGCCGATACAATAGCGAGAACAGAATTATCCAAGAGTACAGGCTTTGCTCAAGAAACAGTTTACAAAGAAGCTGGTGCAGTAAGTAAGAAATGGCTGACCGCTCAAGATGAAATGGTATGTGAAGGATGTGCTGAAATGGATGGACAGATTGTTGGAGTAGAAGAAAACTATTTTGACAAAGGAGATTCTTTTGTAACATCTAGCGGAAAAGAATTTGATTTTGGATTTGATTCAGTTGACAATGCTGAATTACATCCTAATTGCAGGTGTGATATTGTACCTGTCTTTGAAGGAGAAAAAAGCACTAAAGAAACTTTTAGAAGAAGGATTGCTGAAAGAGTAGTTAAGGCACATGAAGAAAAGATAAGATTAGAAAATTTAGCCAAAAAGGAAAAGGAACTCCACCGCAAAGAAAAGAAACTAGAAGTTGATTTAAAAGAAGTAGAAGAATTTAAAAAAGAACTTGAGATATGAAATCTTTAGCAGACTTAAAAAAGGAAATCGCTGTATTAAAAGAAAAAAAAGAAGAAACCGCTAAAATGAATAAGTTTTTAGAGGTATTTAAAAGTACCCTAGAAAAAGCACTCAACAATAAAGAGTTTACTTTTAAGAATGAGATTGAACTAAAAGGGTTAGAGGATAAGTTAGACGAACTGATTAAGAAGGAAAACCCAACAGAAATTAAGATATCAAACTTTCCAGCCTATCCCGAACAAAAAGAATTTCCTAAAGAGATTAAGATTAGCAATCAAAAGGAAATAGTTATCCCCAAGTTTCCCACCAAGATAGATATTAAAGAGCCAAAATGGTTTAGCTTTAAAGGAGTAATAGACGCAGTTAAAGAGTTAAAGAAAAGCGTAGACAATAAAAAGGAAATTGATATTGACCAGTATAAAAGAAAAAGCAATGCAATAGCAGTTAGATTAGTAACACAAGACGGAGATAAATTTTATAATGCTGGTGGTAATGGAGGTGGAGCAACAGTAGATAATTCAAGGTTGGCAAAAGAGGAAACACTACAAGAATTTATTTTAAATTCAAAATTATCAGGAATTGATGATGGAGAGCCAACATATATTGGATATGTGAAAAAAGACGGAAGCTGGCTAATTCAAAGAATAGAGAATTCAAGTACAGTAAAATATACAAAAGGTGCAAGTGATTTCGCTACGAATTGGTCGGGTCGTAGCACTCTGACATATAATTATTATAATTTAATTTAACAACAAATATATGGCGATTTACAACAGTTTTAAGCAGAAGATTATGGATGGTTCTATTGATTTGGACACAGATAACATAAATGTGTCACTTCATACTTCAGCCTATACACCGAATATTGATACGCACACTTTCTATAGTGATGCAACAGCCAGTGAAGCTACAAATGGAAACGGATATACCACTAAAGGAAAGAGTTTGGCTTCAGTTGCAATGTCAATTGATACGACAAATGACTTGGCGTATTTTGATGCTGCAGACCTTACATGGTCAACATCCACAATCACAGCTCGCTATGCACTTATATGGAAGAATAGCGGTACAAACACCACTTCTCCATTGGTTGCGTATGTGGATTTCGGTTCAGACAAAACCTCTGATAATGGTAACTTCATAATTACATGGAGTTCAGCTGGCATTTTGAAACTTACTTGACGATTATATAGTATGTGTTATATACTTATATTAACATAAGTATTAACACATATTATTATGGAAATCGTTAGTGTAAAAAATTGGAGTCAAGATTCCAATGGAAAATGGTGGTTTCATTCTTCGGGGATGAAAGATGGGCATAGAATTGGTGGTATATTGATGCAATGTGATAATTGCAAAAAGTATATGCCAAAAATTCCAAGCATAACTAAACGTACTCGCACTGGATTATTTTTTTGTTCTCACCTATGTTCTGGACAACGTGTAGGTGGACATAAAAATAAAATAGGAGAAAAAAGTCACTGTTGGAAAGGCGGAAAGATGATAAATGGAAAGGGTTATGTAGATATTTATTCCAGAGGTCACCCAAACGCTCGTGGAGGGAAGTATGTGTTAGAACATAGACTTGTAATGGAAAAAAAGATTGGAAGATATTTATTACCATCTGAACATGTCCACCATAAAAATGGAATCAAGACAGACAATAGAGTTGAAAATCTAGAACTTTGGTCTTGTGTTCATCCTACTGGTATCAGAAATAAATTCATTACTTGTCCGCATTGTAATAAAAAATTTATCTCAAAAAATCATGAATAAAATCAAGAGTGTTACCATAGGAACTCCACATAACAGAGACCTTAGTCCTGAATATGTAATTTCGCTAATTGGAATGTTGAGGGGTAATCCAATGAAAATAGGTGTGGCATTTTATCAAAGTTGTTTAGTACACGTTGGTAGAAATTCAATAGCACAAAATGTTTTTACGGATTATCTCCTATTCATTGATAGCGACATAGAGTTTCCTGCATGGGGGCTTGAACGTTTAATCTCACATAACAAGGATATCGTGGGGGGGATGTATTTCAAAAAAGGTTCTCCCCACTCCCCCCTTGTTTACGAATGTAAGGGAATGAATCATAAGTGCATTCAAAATCCTCCTTCAAAATTGTTTGAATGTGATGGGCTAGGTACAGGATTCTTGCTGATAAAGAAGAAAGTTCTAACTGCTTTGTTTGATAAGAAGTTCGTAGCCAAGAATGGATTTCCTTTCAACTTCATGCAGAAGAAAGATGGAAACGATATTGGCGAAGATTTGGCGTTCTGTCTAAGAGCAAGGAAGAAGGGTTTTAAAGTTTGGTGCGACCCCTCAATTCCATTAAGGCATGTTGGAGAACAAAGTTATGATTCCAAGTCTTATTACGATTCAATGAAAGAACTCGGAAAGATAACCGAATATCCTTATGAAGAAAGCAAGATTGATGGTTGGATGACTAGGGAAGAATTATGTTGGCTTCATAAAGTGGCTGGAACAATGGACAGTATTGCTGAAATAGGCAGTTGGAAAGGTCGCAGTACCCACGCTTTACTTTCTAATTGCAATGGTACAGTTACAGCGATTGACCACTTCAAGGGTTCAGATGACAAAGGAGATTTAACAAACTCTTTGGGCAAAAAACAAGATATTTACAAAGAGTTTATGAAGAACGTCGGACACTTTAAAAACTTGAAAGTGTTAAAAATGACCAGTGAAAAAGCGGTAAAGAAAATAGATAAAGTAGACATGGTTTTTATAGACGGAGAACATACTTATAATTCCGTCAAAAAAGATATTGAGATGTGGCTTCCAAAAGCCAATAAAATAATTTGTGGGCATGACTTCCAATGGACTGGTGTGCAACAGGCGGTAACTGAAAAACTAGGATTTGTACATACCTGTGGCACAATCTGGTACAAACAATTATGAAAATTATGAAATTTGTACGAGCAATGATTTTAAGGCATTATCCAAAAATGTATTGGGATAAAAAATACTGCCAGTTTTGTGGTAAAAAAGTTAGAGGAGTTTTTGGAGAAACTTGTAAGAAATGTATGTGGGAACAAAATAATAAATTTAAAAAATGGAATACTTAAAATCTTCAAATACATATTTTGCAACTCCGAATGAAGAACCAAAAAGTTTGGTTCAAGTTGAAATTGGAGATAGTAAACAAACAGACTTCTATCCGCAAGTGAAGTTGATGAGGTGGGATAATGAGGTAAACTTTTCTGTCCGTTTGATTCATGACGAAGAAAATCCCACTTATTTTAAGTATGGAGAGAATATAAATTGGGAAGGCGAAAAGGTTGATGCTTGTTTTTATCATAAACCTGATGAAGATGGTTATGAATTTGAAGTTATTTTAAAAGAAAAACCCAAAAGCAATGTCGTATCAATGACAATGCAGACAAAAGGGTTAGAGTTTTGCTATCAACCCTCATTAAAAGAAGAATTTCAAGACGGATATAGTGAGGAGTTTGGAGTAAATATAACAGTTACAGATACCGATGTTTTCGGAGAAGATGGATTAAATTATGTTCATAGACCTGAAAATGTAGTTGGTTCTTATATAGTTAATCATGGTGGAAGTTATCAGAATTTTGTAGGAGGAAAAGAATATAAAGATGGTTCAACATTTCAAATTTTCAGACCAAAAATTGTAGATGCTGATGGAAATTGGGTTTGGGGTAGTTTAAATGTAGAAAAAGAATTATTGACTATTACAATTCCGCAGGACTTTTTAGACAAAGCGGTTTATCCAGTAGTAGTAGACCCGACTTTTGGTTTTTCTGTAAGTTCAACTTCTATTTATGGTACAGCGAATGGTTCACGTTTTGCTACTATTCCTACTAGTGGAGCAGGTTCAGTAGATTTAAGTGGAAATGTAGTATCAGTAACAGTTTATATCGGTCATGGTATTGGTGGAGATGATAATTACGTTAAGCCTGTATTATGGAATTCTGATAAAACTGTTGTTACTAATGGAGTTGCTCCTGCGGTTAAAATAACTGCTGGTGCTCAAGAATGGACAAGTACTTATTCTAGCCATCCAACTGTAACAGCTGGAACAGGTTATTATTTAGGTTGGGTTTGGGAAATTGCCAACCAGTCTGGATATTATCAGGCTTCAAGTGATGGTGGAGAAAGTGCTAATAGTTTTGCATCCCCTACTTCAATAGGTACGATATCTCAAGGCACTAGGAGATATAGAGCTTGGGCAACTTATAATGCAAATGTTACAGTATCAGCAAGTATTCAAAGTTCTGCTTTTTCGCAACCCACATCAGTAGTTTCAGTAGTAAGGAATGTTGCAATAACAGTAGCGATTTTATCTGCAGCTTTCACACAGATAGACCCTTCTATAACAGCAGGAGGGCATACAAACATAAGTGCAGGAACACAGTCGGCTATTTTTTCTACAATAAATCCCGTAATTACAACGTCAAGAAGTATTTCAATATCTCCGACAATTCAATCTTCGGCTTTTACAAATATAAGTCCTGTTGTTTCAGTTACGGAATACGATAAATATACTAAGTTTGGAATTTATTACGACAATGCAGACAATGATAATGAATATGTTCATGCCTTCTTAAAAGATGGAGATACTTTATATGAAACTTCAATTCATAAGGGCAAGGCTTATGGTACGCGTTCTTTGGTTTGGGCAGTTGACGCAGCAGCAAGCAATCCTACTTTAGCCTTAAAAACAACTCCGCATGCTAGGAAATGGACTTTAGCAGTAGATACACAAATTCAAGGAATTGCACAAGATTCTACTCATATTTATTTAGCAGAGGGCTCAAAAAATGGTGTTTTACTCACACCTTATATTTCAAAATTAAATAAAAGTGATTTATCTTGGGTGGGTACAGTTTCATGGGATGGTTTGTCTTTATATACTCTACAAGACATGGAGATAATAAAATCTTCAGTTGATAGTGGAGATTACATGATAAACACCTTGCATGCTGGTGGAGATTCACATTGTCGCTTTCGTACTTTTACAACTAATGAGGCAAGTTGGGGTGGTAACTGGTACAACCGAAGATTAGATAATTACTTTTCAGCTACGATTGAAACAGTTAGTAAGACTGATGGTCTTTGTAACGCTGGTTCAGATATAATTTCTGTTGGTACTAATAGAGATAGTATAGGAGCAGCAATAGTTAAGATAAAACAAAATACCTCTACTGCTGGAAAACTAAAAGACACAGTAGATATAATGACTACCTTAAATAGAGTTGGATTTTCTACTGATGGTCAAGGTTTAATTTGGGCTGATGCTTATATAGACGGAAGTTATGTTTGGACAGTAGGTAATGCTCCAAAAAATGTAGATGATGTTACTGATGGAGTTTATACCATAATGGCAAGGTTTTTGTTAAGTGATTTATCTTTACAAAACTTTTGGGAAATAGAAAGTACAAAAGCAACAGGTACAAATCATTCTTTTAGGGGTTCGGGAATTTTAGTTGAAAGTGACAGAGTTTATATTACAAACTGGCATGTTCCACACACAGGAGTAGGAGATGATGCTGAAGTAACTTTAGCTAATACTCAAGTTGTTACTTGCATGGATAAAAGTGAATTGTTAGCAGGAACGGAAGCAAATTATGTAGTGTGGTCAAGAGCATATGAAGAATGTGGAGTGCAAGGTCAACATGCCTCTTATCCAAATTCAATTTTTGCAGATACTAATTATCTGTATGTTGGAGGTTGGTCAACTGCTGGTCCTAGAACAGGATGGAATGCTGCTGTTATCAAAATTGATAAGGCAATGGAAACCCGAAGTCCTAGTATTAAGAATAATAATTTAGCTGATATTGGAGCAAATGTAAATGAATATAAGTTTTCTAATTATTTATCATTCACTACTGGAAATGTAGCAGCTATAATTGCTAATACAGATGATAATTGGGGAATGGATGTTGATACTGATATAGCGTGGGGAAATTCAGCCAATCAGGTAGCTTACAATCAAACAGGAGATAGTGCAAACTGGGCAGATGTTACTCTCACAAGTGATGTCTACAATATAAATGGAGGATATAATGCCGTAAATATATACATAGATGTACAGTTGCAACAGGCAGAGTTTTATCAACCGACTTCAACAGTTTCTGCTAATAGTAATGCGGTTGTTTCAGCCGAACTTCAGAGTGCTTCCTTTCAAACAATACAACCATCACTGACCTTAAATGATAACGAAGTAATTGCACCTTCAATTCAAAGTGCAACCTTTAGTACCTTAGTTCCGACTATAACAGCCACAAGGAGTGTTACAAATTCTGTTGCAATCCAAAGTGCTGCTTTCAATAATTTATCCCCAGTAGTTTCAGGAACAAGAAACGTAACTAATTCAGTTGCGATTCAGAGTGCTGCTTTTGCTCAACTAACTTCAACAACTTCGGCTATAAGGAATGTTGAAAATACACCAGCAATCCAAAGTGCAAACTTTTCACAGTTAAATTCTGTTGTTTCCATAACAAGGAATGTATCAAACGCAATAGCTATTCAGAGTGCCTTATTTGAAACCATACAGCCTTCAATTACTAATAATGATAATGAAACTATTGCTCCTGCAATTCAGAGTGCTACGTTTTCAAACCTAACACCTGTCGTTTCCATAACTAGGAATGTTAGTTCTGTACCAGCCATTCAGTCGGCAGCTTTCACAAACATCAATCCAGTAATTACGACTTCAAAGGATATAAATGTTGCGGCTACCTTACAATCAGCAACTTTTGCTCAACTTGCTTCAACAGTTGCTATCACAAGGAATGTTTCTACAATTCCTGTAATACAAAGTGCTAGTTTTGAAACTTTGAATCCTAGTGTTTCCACTACTCAAAATGGAGAAATAAGTACATCAGTAAATGCGGGAATTCAATCAGTAGTATTTAACCAACCTGTTTCAGTTGTTTCAGCCCAAAGACAAATAAGTAGTACAGCAGGTATACAAATCTCCACTTTTTCAAATATAAATCCGACAATTTCAGTAACAAGGAATATCAGTAATGCAGTTGCAATTCAGGAATCCACCTTTGCCACTTTAACTCCGGCTATAAGTACAGATTCATATATTCACATCACAGTAAATGCTACTATTCAATCTGCGACTTTTGCAACCAATGCTGTTGTTGCAAGTATAACAAGGAATGTAAGTTCAAGTGCTGCAATTCAAACCGCCACCTTTACTACCTTAACTCCATCAGTTTCAACAGATTCAAATGTCCACGTTTCAATAGACGCAGGAATTCAGAGTGCAACATTCGCAACTAATAATGTTGCTGTAAGTACATCTACAGGAATTATTTGTAGTCCGACTATTCAGACCGCTACTTTCTTAAACATAAACCCTACAATTTCTACAGAATCAATAGTTCCTGGAGTAGTAAATGCAACTCTACAATCGGCTACCTTTACTTTAATCCAACCTGAAATACAGGCAGTAGATTCAACTATAACGTATTATCCTAATAAGTTATTATTTGTTGATGCATTAGGTGCGGTAGTTCAACTTGGAAGGATTAAATATCCTGTATGGGCAACATCAGGTAGACCAGCTGCAACAATAGGTGAATATGGATTTAATAAGACTTTGGGTAAGATGGAAATTTGGGACGGAGATAATTGGATAATTATAAACTAATATGCCCGAAAACATGGAAGAAAAATTTACCCGTCAAGACAGGGATACAATCATAAGATTGGACACCAAGTTTGACAGACTTTCACAAGACATAAAAGAATTAAAAGACAGCGTTGTGGACAGGGTATCTAAACTTGAATCAGACAGTGCCAATAAGGCAGACCTAGCCGCTATTAAACAAAAGGCTGATGATTTAGTGTTACGAAAAGCTAACCACGAAGATATTGTTTGTTTAGATGTAAGGGTTTCAGCTTTGGAAAAATACCGCAGTTGGCTAGTGGGAGTGGGATTTGGATTTGGAATAATAATTGGATTAGTGGTTTATATTTATTTTTCTAACCTAAACGAGATTAAAATAAATTTAGAAAAACATATATCGCAGACAATAAAATAGGGAGGTGTAAAATGGAAAAGAAAAAGGATGATGGTTTAACTTTTCTTGTCTTAATAGATGTTAAGACGGAAAAGATTGTCGGATGTGAGGGAATGGAAAAAGGCAAATTTGAACGCTGCAAAAATTGCAGAATTCAAAAAAATTGCTTTGTTAGACTAAACTATCAGTTTAATAAAGCAGAGGAAGCCTATGATTAAGTGTAAACTTTGCAGAGGGAAGATGAATATAGTGGCTAGAGGTTTTAAATTCGTATGGTACGAATGCGAAATCTGCAAACACATTGTAAAACTTCCTTTTGTAAAAGTTGGGAGAATCAAATGATTCTCTCCTTTCTCCAGAATTGGAGGCTGAAGTAAGGAAATTATAAAATTATGTTATTATATTGTTCAAAATGTAACAATTTAGTTGATAAGACAAAGGATGAAACCTGTAAAGAGGGCGATTTAATTGAGCGAAAATGTCAAAGGTGTGGACAAAATACCCGTTTTTATGTACAATATAGGGCTGTAGTTGACAGAAAGTGGTTTAATTTGACCGCTAAACGTAATTATGATATAATTGTATAAAATTGAATATAAAGACATAGGAACTACGAACAGCCTTGTGATATTACGATATCTCACAGGGCTTTTGTATTGCTTAATAATAACTTTAAATACTATGAATAAGTTAAAAGGATACTTAGAAATAAAGGAGGGAGAAATTATGGGGATAGCTTCAACTGAAGCAACAGACAGAGACGGGGAAATAATCAAACAGGCAGGTTGGGATTTAACTAACTTTAATAAGAATCCTGTATTGATGGTTGCTCACAATTATCAGGAATTTCCAATCGGGAAGGCTACTAATATAAGCGTAGAGGGCAATCAGTTAATCTTTAAGGCTGTCTTTAGCAAGGCTACGCAAAAGGCTAGGGAAGCTTACGAATTAGTTAAAGAGGGCATTTTAAGTGCCTTTTCTGTGGGTTTTATACCACGAGAGTACGATGCTAAAGACCAGAATACAATTACAAAGGCTGAACTCCTAGAAATATCTTTAGTTCCAGTACCAGCTAATCCTGAAGCAGTTGTTTTAGCTAAGGGTTTTAAGAATAATGAGATTGCTAATTTTATAGTTAAGAATTTTGATTTAGAAGAAAAGACACCTAATGAAGATGAGATAGAGCAAACCGAAGAAGCAATAAAAGAAGCTGAAGAAGTTTCAGATAGCACTTCCGAAGTCTTAGACCAAGACAAAGTCGGAGAAGAAAGTGCAAAGGCTTTGGACATAGACCTCAAAGTAATACAACAGGCAACTGGTATATTACAAGAGTTATGCCGAGAGCTAAAACAGAAAGGAGGTGCAACAAAATGAGTGAAGAAAAAGATTTGACACTAGAAGAAAAAGCACAGAAAATGGCAGACATAGTAAAATCTGAATTGGGCTTGGAAGACCTTAAAAAAGAAATCCTAGCTTCAATGGATGAGAAGTTTGCATCAAGGGAAAGGGAAAATGTTATGAAAGTTTTTGTAGGAGAGGACATTCAAAAATCTGTTTCAGAAATGACTAAAGAGGAAAAAGTAAAGGCTTATGCCCACGCTCTCTTTACAGCTAATGAAACAGTTTTGAAAGTTTTATCTGAAGGAACTCCTGCTGACGGAGGATTCACAGTACCGCAAGATTTCTATAACGTTCTTGTTCAAGAAATAATTGAACAGACAGTTATGCGAAACAAGGTCACTGTTGTTCCAATGAAAACTAACACCCTGACAATCCCAATGGGCGAACATGGTCCTGATGTTTACTGGACAGCTGAAGGTGTTACGAAAACTACGACTACTATGGACTTTTCGCAACCTACTATTACAGCTTACAAAATGGCTGCTATTATCTATCTAACTGACGAACTAATTGATGACTCTGCTTTTGATTTGACAAATGTTTTGGTAAAGAGATTTGCCGAAGCAGTTGCAACTGAAGAAGACAGGGTTATCGTTAATGGAGCAGGAACTACACAGCCAGTTGGTATTTTCGTAAATGGAAGTGTTCCTACAAGGGCTTGTACAGCACTAGGTTTGACCTTTACTGATATTATAAATTTGATTTATGATTTGCCAGTAAAATTCAGAAGCAATGCTGCTTTCCTTTTACATCCGCAGTTGGTTAGAGAGTTAAGACTATTGCAAGACGGAGTTCAGAGATATTTGTGGAGCGACCCTGTAGCTGCTGGACAACCAGCAACAATACATGGTTATCCAGTAATTGAAAATTATTGGTGTCCGCAAGACCAGATTGCTTTCGGAGATTACAGATATGGTTATTGGCTTGGCGACAGGCAGAAAATGACAGTTAAAATCACTAATGATACTGAAACCACTTTTACGCAGGACAAAACTGCTATTCGTGTTGTTGAACGTATCGGTGGAGATGTTATTATGCCGAATGCTATCCGTAAAATTATCACAATCCCTTAGTTTTTTTCCTTTGCTCTTTCTTCAAGGGCAAGGATAAGAAAATTATATGAAGAAAATTTTAATTTTAGAATCGGGTAAGGTTTGGACAGTTGAAAATAATGTGGCTCATGGATTTTTAGATAGAGGCTTGGCTGTTATATGGACAAAAGAGATGGAAGAACCACAACAAAATAAGATGATGAGCAAGAAAAAGAATAAGAAGATTAAGACTAAATAATATGTTGTGTACTTTAGCTAATGTAAAAACATTTTTAGGGATTGACAATAATGAAAAAGATGATGTATTAAATATGCTTATCAATATGGCAAGTGACTATATTGAGAGCCAATGTGGAAGAACTTTTAGTTCTGACACCTATACCCAAGAAGAATATGATGGCACAGGCACTTATGAGATTAAACTTAAAAACTATCCTGTCATAACTTTTACTAAGTTAGAAGTTAATGGAAATGAAGACAATTCAGACAACTGGTCAGATGTAGATTCCAGTGAGTATTGGGTAGATTTGCCATCAGGCATAATTACCAAGACTAGTGGTTATGAAGATACTAGCGATTCAATAAATGATGAAGATGAACTTAGTGATAGCTTATTTTTAAGAGGGAAGAACAGATATAGAGCCACCTATACGGCAGGATATTCAACGATACCTTATGATATACAGTATGCTTGTGCATCGCTTGTAGGGCAGATTTTGAACACTAGAGGGGCAACAGGAATCAAGAGTGAAAGTCTAGGCGACCATAGCGTGACTTTCCAAGATGTAAGCGACATAGGAAGCCAGAGTATGTTTTCCGATATTGTAAACAGATATAGGGAAATACCATTGGCGTAAAAAGAATGATAATTTTATTGGATAAAAATATAGCAGTATATAGGCTTTCACAGGTAAATGCGAATAGCACTAATTACACTACTTTCACAACAACCCTGCAATGCACCATTCAGCCTTTAGGCGATGAGAAAACAGCAATGGCAGGAGGAAGTTATGGAAAAATGTTTAAGATTTATTTAGATGAAGGCAAAGACGTGCAAACAGGAGATAAGATTTTAGATAAAAATGGCAACTGGTACAAAGTAGTTAGCGGAGGAATTGAGAATAGGAATGACGGATTTATGGCTGACTACCTTGGAATAACTTGCCAGAAAATAAATTGATTACTTTAAAATTGAAAAATGAAGCAAAAATTTTACAGGCATTCAGGAATTCTCCTAAAGACTTTGCAGATGAATTACAAAAGGCTATGCAAGGTGTTTCAGTTTATACATTAGGGCAAGTTAAGAGTATAATTACAAGCGGAATTAGTATGTGGAAGCCTCCTATTGATACGGGAGCAATGAGGAGAGGAATACAAGTAAAAGAAGTAAAGCCTTTAAGAGCAATTATTATTCCGTCAGCAACAACTCCTTATGCAAAATTCGTACACGATGGAACAAGAAGAATGAAGGCTAGACCATTTTTTGACATAACAGTAAAGGAAAAGCAAAAAGATGTGCAGAAGTTTTTTCAGAAAGCGTTGGATAATGTTGTAAATAAAATAGCAAGAAGTATATGAGTTTCATTATATTGAAGGAAAAAGTTAAGACAGTTTTACAAAGTATATCTGCAATCCAACAGGTATTAGATTATCCAAACCAAGATTTTTCAGGATTTCCAGCTGTGATAGTAAGGACAAATGGAAACACTAGCCAGTATGAAACGACAAGTGAAAATGATGAGGTATATTCTTTTAGTTTATTTGTTTATCAGAATATAGAAGGAGTGTTTTCAGCCGAAAAGGCACGAGAAATACTGGAAGAATTATGCGATACGATAAGAGATACCTTTGACAGCAATGAGTTTTTAAATGGAGTAACAATGCCAACGGGAAGGACAATGTTAGGAATAAGACCAACAGTTAGTGAAATAGGGGAGGATGATTCAGGAAAGTATTGTATTGCTGTAATTGAATTGGCAATACGCATTAGTAAAAAAGTAATTTAATTTTAAATATAAAATAATATGGCAAAATTTATTGGGCGTCGTGTAAACGTCGGAATAGGAAAAGAAACTGTTAGAGGAACTGCTGCTACCTCTGCAACTTTTACTGTTCCTAAAACAAACTATGACTTTGATGACAAAGCTAACAAAGCAAATTCAGCAGAAAGTTTCAGCCACATAGCTGGCGGTGGTTCGCAATCAATAGTAACAGGTCGTTTCTCGGAAGGTGCATTAGAAGGAGAATTAAATACTAATAGTTTTGGTTTGCTAGTACTTGCAAGTCTAGGGGCTTCAACTGTTGCTGCTTATTCAACTTCTGCATACAAGCATACCTTTACGTTAGACAATACAAACCAGCACACATCCTTAACAGTCTTTACAAAAGACCCTATCGGAGATGTTGCTTTCAAAGGTTGTATGGTTGATACATTAGAAATTGATGTAGCCCAAAATGAAATTGTAAAATATAACGTAGGACTAAAAGGAAGAAAAGGCAATGACTGGTCTTGGACAGCTACTTATGCTGCAGACTATAAATTTGTTGGGCGTGATTTGACTTTTAAGGTTGCTGCTTCAACCGCAACATTGGCTGCTGCAACTGCAATTTCAGTTAAAGAATTGAAACTCACAATCAATAAAAACACCGATTATGACTGGGTTTTAGGTACTTTAGAGCCTGAAGATGTACTCAATAAACAGTTTACGATTGAAGGAACTATAACCCTAAACTATGAAGATAGGACTTGGAGAAATTATATGTTGGATGGAAGCACAAAGGCTTTGGGAATAATGCTAACTAACACTAGAGATACAATCGGTTCAGCAGGCAATCCAGCTTTCTACATTGAATTTCCAGTTGTAGAGTTTTCAGAATGGGAAAGCAAGAGAGATAATGATGCAGTAGCAAGTCAAACAATTAAATTCACAGCACTATACGATATATCAACATCTAAACTAATAAGTGATTGTTACTTGCAGAATACAACTGTAAGCTACTAATCTAAAATAATATGAGGGAAACCAAAGTAATTGAAACTAAAGCAGGGAATAAGGTTGAAATTAAAACTTATTTAACGTATGGAGAAGCAAGAGATATACAAAGGGTTTATTTAGATGGTGTAAATGTAAGTGTTAGTGCTACTGGGGAAGCAAAAATTCCAGAATTAAATGCTGGCTCAACTATAGACGCACAGAATAAAGCTATTGAACTTATAGTTGTAAGCGTCAATGGAATAAAAGAAGGTGCTATGCAGTTATTTTTGGATTTGCCAAAAGAAGATGGAGATGAGGTTATGCTTGAGATTGATAAAATACAGAATCCAATTCCAGTTGAAAAAAAAACGAAATAGAGAATCAGATTGCCAATTTAGTAGCAGGAAAGGCGGTTAAGACAGATGAGGAAGTTAGTATAGCTTTAACTTGTAAGTATATGGGTTGGGATTGGCACACATACAATTCGCAACCCATTTATTTTATAAATGTAATCAATATGCTTCGCCAAATTGAAAACGAAGAAATTGATAGACAGAATAAGAAAAATGGCTGATGCAAATCTACAATTAGTTATAACAGCGAAAGATGAAGCCTCTGCAAAATTAAGAGGAGTTAGTTCATCTGTTAGTGGGTTAAGTAAAGCTGGTTCGCTTTTAGCAAGCGGATTAAAAGTTGCTGCTGTTGCTATTACTGCGGTTGCTGGTGCAACTGTGGCTTTTGGTGTTAGTTCAGTTAAGGCTTTTGAGTTAGCCGAAGCCTCACAAAAAAGATTTGAAACTGGATTAAAAAATATATCTAAAGCCAGCGATGAAGAAATAGCCATGTTAAGAAGGCAACAAATGGCTTTACAAGGAGTTACTCGTTTTGAAGATGACGCTATTGCAAGTGGTCAGGCTTTTTTGGCGACCTTTCAGTTAAATGCAAAACAGATACAAAAACTTACACCAAACCTATTAGACATGGCTGAAGGATTAAGAGATGCTACTGGAGCAACAATAGGACTTGAACAAGCTAGTCAAATGGTTGGAAAGGCAATGCAACTTGGAACTTTAACTATGTTACAAAGAGTTGGAGTAACTGTTCCTGGAACGACAAAGGCAATGCAAGATTTATTCAAAGCTAAGTTTCAAAACGCCACAATGGATGAAAGAGTTATAATGATGGGTACTTTACTGCAAGGAAACTTTAAAGGACAAGCTGAAGCTGCTGGAAAAACACTAGCAGGAGCATTGACTATAATGAATAATCAATGGGGAAACTTTAAAGAAAATGTTGGTGCTTATTTAGCAGGAGAAGGAAATGGAATACTGCAATGGGGAGTTCAATTTACAGCAATGTTGCAAAGTATAGATATAAACGGAATAGCACAACAAGGAATTACAGTCTGGACACAGTTTACAGCAACAATAAGAGGATTTTTTCAAGAAACAAATTGGATTTGGGTTTTTATAAGAGATTTTTTTGTACCTCTTTGGGAGCAATTAAGAGCTGCTTTTGTTGATGCGTGGACACAAATTTATGCTGCTTTGCTTCCTATAATGCCTGAATTAAAGATATTTGCTGAATATCTTGGCGTTATTATAGTCGGGGTTTTGATGATTTTAATAAAAGCCTTTGTAGAAACAATTGTAATTATATCTAAAGCTTTAACAGGATTTGTAAATATATTTTCAGGAGCAATACAATTCTTAGAAGGAGTATTTACTTTTTTCTGTGATTTAATTTTTGGTAACTGGAGTGCTTTGATAGATGATTTAAAGAAAATTTGGAATGGCTTGTATTTGTTTATTAAAGGAATAGCACAAGTAATTTTCTCTCCATTTGGAAGTGCAATAGAAAAATGGAAAGCAGAATTTAGAAAAGCAATAGATACCGTGATTGGTTGGTGGAATGATTTAAAAGAAAAATTAAGTCATCCGCTAAAGGCAATGATAAACATTTTTAAGAGTGACAAAGATAGTGATAAAAAGGCTTTAGGTGGTGCAGTTACAGCAGGACAGTCTTATATAGTTGGAGAAAACAGACCCGAAGTATTTGTACCTAGCCAAAGTGGAAACATCAGACAGACAAGTCAGGTTGGTAAAGAAGTCAATATAAACTTTAATAACGTATCGGTAAGGAATGACAATGACCTTGATACGATTGTTAGAGCAGTTAGAAAAGCAATAAATAAAGAGCAGGAATACTATAATTTAGGAGCATTATAAAATTATGAGAAACATTTCGTTTGACAGCACAAGTATCAATTCAGGTAATTATACAGTTAAAACTGTTCAACATGATGATGCCACAACTCGGGATTTATTTATGTATGAATTGACTAGGGAAAGCGGTTCAGAATTGGTTTCAACTTACTATCAGCCTAAGAAGATAATTATTGCAGGAACTATTAAGGGTACGGATGTGGATAACTTGGAAACTAACATAGACACTTTCAAACAACTAATGGGTGGCAAAGATAAGATTTTAGACATTGAATATGCCAGCGGTACAAGGCGTTATATTGCTACGGTTAAAGTAGTTCAGATAGAAAGGGATTATTACAACATAACTAATGTGCCTTTTTCAGTTGAGTTTGCAATTCCAGCAGGCTTTGGGAAAGATATTTCCGTAACTGCTTATACAACAGCCAGCGTCCTTCATACTTTGCAAGACACGAGCCTTAACATTTTAGGTACAGTAGTTCCTAAATATGATATAACGATTACATTTTCAGCTGCTTCTAGCGTGACGGAGGTTTCCGTCACTATAAATGGAGATAAAATAACAGTTGCACAAGCTATTACAGACGGGCAGAGCCTTATTATTGACGCTGAAAATAAGAAAGTGACTATCGCAGGAGTTGAAACTGATTACACAGGACTATTCCCACGCCTACAATTAGGGGCGAATACTTATAAAATAGTGACTAAAAGCACAAGCCATTCATATAATGTAGTTGTAAGTTATACTAAAAAATATTTATAATATAAACATATGTCAAACAAAAGAATATCAGAATTAAGTTCAGCATCAGCTTCAGGAACTCAAGAGGTTCCTGTAAATGATAGTGGGTCAAATAAGCGAGTAAGTTTTGCAAATATTGCAAGTTATATTGCTTCTTTAGCACAAACACTTACAAATAAAACTTTAACATTGCCAATTTTTACTAATGGGACAATAAGTTTTAACGCACCCGAAGGATTTTTAATCAATGGAAAAATAGTACCTTCGGTTGCTTCAAATAACCTCACAGTCGCTCTGAAAACTCTAGCAGGAACAGACCCCTCTGCAACTGACCCTGTGTATTGTCGGATTGGAGATACTGTCCGTTCTGTGACTGCCGCTCTCTCCGTAACGAAAAACGCCGCTACAAACTGGTGTAATGCTGGCTCTGCTGAACTCGCTACGAAAGAAATAGATTACTTCGTCTACCTCGGCTACAACGCCACTGACGGAGTAGTGATAGGATTTTCTCGTATCATCGGGAATCAGTATTCTGATTTCTCTGTAACGACAACGAATGAAAAATACGCCGCTATCTCGACCATTACAACCGCCGCCTCAACTGACTACTACGAAGTGGTCGGAAGATTCGCCGCTACTCTCTCTGCTGGTGCTGGATATACCTGGAGCGTTCCTACTTTTACCGCCTCTAATCTTATCCAAAGACCGATTTATGAAACAAGGTGGCTTTCTATCGGGAGTATTTCAAGTGGTGTAACACTCGGAGCTGGAACACAGACTTCTTATTATAAGATTAGCGAAAAAAAAGTTAATTTTGCTCATGGATTTATTCTCGGTGCAGGTGGTTCTGCTAGTGGAACAATAGTTTTAACTTTACCATTAGCTGTTGTAACTAGAACTGGATATTTTGCAGGCTCTTATGCCGCTTACGGAAGAGATGGTGGAACAGCAACTTATATGGGTATTTCAACTTTAGGCAATGGTGATACAACAATCGGAAGTATAGGAGTTCCATCATCAAATAATGCATGGGATGCAACACATCCATTCACTTGGGGAAATGGTGATAGCGTGGCTATTTCAGGAACTTACGAAATTTAATAACTAAA